TATGTACATCGCGTATGCGTGGATGTTAGTGCGCGAGAGGGGGGGTGGGGGTCAACCTAGCGCGCGTGGTTCGTGCGGGCATTATGCGTGCGCTAACCATGACGCAAGGTTTAGGCTGTTTAAACGCTGTTAGTGGATTGGATCGTCCTTAGAGTCTATGCCTTCGGCATCTTTGCCTAAGAGAGAACGTATCCTGTCCATGATATCAGAGGATGTGTCCTTAGTATCTTCAGATACTTCCAGTCTATCCTTGTATAAGTTGGCAACCTTTCCCCTGTAATGCTCAGCAGTAACTGCTGAACCGATCTGACCAGTCTCTACTGCCTTATCCCGTAGCTTTGCTAGTTCCATAAGGTGACTTTCCCTGTCCACTAGAGTCCGCGTGTCTTGCTCCGCAAGAATTCGGGAGACTTCCCCCCTTATTTCTTCTTTTTTCGCCAGTTTGCTACCGGTCTTTGAGGCGTTAACTCCCGCCTTGTATCCCGCTAGTTCTGCACATCGACCATTGGATAGACCCTGAGCCTTATATCTTGCGAATAAGCGTTGTTTAACGCTTAGTTGGGACATATCCTTGTTATTGGGACTGTTATGCTTAGGACGCTTCTTTTGGGTAACTTTTGCCATAGGCAAATCTTACCATTTCTTCTATCCTTTAGCTACCTTCCGCAACCCCTTATTAAAATATATGTTGACATATATTTAAATGGCTCTAAACTTGGGGTCTATTCGGGGTAGTTTAAACCCCCTGAAGTGAAACGTAAGGGGGATTTAAACAACCCCTAAGAATAGGTAATCGAAAATCAATCAAATGGAGTAAATCATGTTTGGATTTGAAGGTGAAGTCTTTGGACTTCTAGATAATGGAATTTTGGCGGTCTTAGCCTTGCTTGGCATAGACCTAGACAAAAGACTGGGCGGTAACGGAGTTCGCGGTGGTCTTTATGGGGCGCTGATTGGAAACACACTAAGCGATTGCATAGGCGCAGTGGCTGACCAATCGATGCCAATGGAACAAGTGATCGGAATAACCATAGGTTGTTTCGAGATATTTGTCCTTGTGTATATAGGCACAAGGCTTTGGGACGTTGTTACACAACGTAATTTAACAAAACGAGGGTAAACCAATGAGGAAAATCTCAAAAAGCATTGCCAATGCTTTCAAAAATGGCGAGAGGCGCAGTATTTCCAATACTGTAACTGATAACAATGAAGTTTTACTTCATGGCAATAGAATAATGTGGAAAAACGATAGTGGAGACATTTGTCTCAGTATGTGCGGTTGGGACACACCAACAACACGTGAAAGGCTTAACGCATTGTTGTATGTGCTAGGCTCAGAAGATAGTTTGGTGCAGAGGGATGGCGAGCAGTGGGTTATTGGAGACACCGGTATTCACCGACTAATAGACCCAAACGAAGTTTACACACTTCGTCCAAACTTCTACATCGAAGATGATGGCAAAGCTGTTTTTGATGAACATTTGAGAGTATGGGATTCATCTTCCGATGAAATGTTTGATTTACTGGCTGAATGAACAACAATTATGTTTAAACCCCCTGAACGTTAGTGAAGGGGTTTTAAACTTAACAACAATTTTTTAACAAAACGGAGAAAAATTATGGATAATTTTACTGATCGAGAGGCATGGCTTACCGAAGGTGCTGATCAAATCGTTACCGATGTGATTGGTGATACCCTTCCGGCTTACAGAGTAAGCGTTGGGTATGCACCACGTCATAGGGGTGGCAAGGTTCTTGGAGTCTGCATTAATGCAGAGGCTAGTGCCGACCACACTTTTGAAGTGTTTATCAATCCGTCTATTGACGATGGGTTTAAAGCACTAGAGGTGCTGACACATGAATTGGTGCATGTTGCTGACAAAATGGAGTCAGGTCATCGAGGAAAATTTGCAAGAATTGCAAGGCGAATTGGACTGGAAGGCAAACTGACCCAAACCCATGCCGGAAGTAGATTGAAATCAACGCTTAAGGATATATGCGA